TCCCGAATGACTGTGCTCCGAATGCTGTGCGACAACCCAGAGTTAGTGCGTGCGTCGGCTCGTCTGTTTAACGAGGACGGGGATAAGGGTAGCGCCTACGCTGACCACATCGTACAGGCAGGCTGGCTTACATCAGTTCCCAAGTCACCCAAGTTGGCCGCAGTGGTGGAGTACATTAAGGGAATACTGGATGAAGATCCGTCCAACAAGGTGGTGGTCTTCTCCTTCTTCAAGCAGAACCTAAAGTTGCTGGAGATGTCACTGTACGGCACAACCAAATGCACCACCTTCATGGGCGGTATGTCAGCCCACGATAAAGAGCAGTCGAAGCGTAGGTTCGCTACGGACCCAGACGTGCGGGTGTTCCTGTCGTCTGACGCTGGGGGCTACGGCGTGGACCTCCCGATGGCGAATCATCTGATAAGTTACGACCTACCGTGGTCGGCAGGGAAGTTGGATCAACGTGAGTCACGCATCATCAGGCTGTCCTCTGAGTTCCCTCACGTCACGGTCACTTCCTTTGTCATGCGGGGTAGTATCGAGGAAAGACAGTACGACATGCTACAAGAGAAGCGCCTAATCAATAGGGCCTTCATTGACAAGGGGTACGATGCCCGTGGTCAATATGAGATCACGTTAGGCTCCCTATCCGACTTTCTGTCATCGGCAGAAGTATAATGGACGATTGTGAGATGTGGACCATGAATGATGACCTTGCCTATACCCTGAGGTTGGTGGAAGAGTACAAGAGTGCCAAGGACTTGGCCGACTCTTCCAAGAAGAGGGCAGACAACTTAAAGAAGGAACTAAGCGACCTCGTGGACACCGAGGGGTACGAAGGGGACAACGGTCACCTGTGGTACGAGATAGGTGACTACAAACTGAAACGTGAACGTAGGGTTAGTAAGTCGTTTGATCTAGATGAGTGCGAACAGTGGGCTAGGTCCACCGGCCTGTGGGATTCAGTTAAAGAGGTAGTTGAGTCGGTGAGCGAGGACAAGGTGCTTGCTCTAGCGTGGGACGACCCTGAGGTCCGTGAAGCCATCGAGCGCTTCTACAAGGAGAAAGAAACGTGGGCATTCAAACTATGACATCACCTACCTATTTCCAGCGTCTAATGGAGCGGGACCACTCTGATCTTCTAGATGAAGAGTCAGAGGAACTTGATTATCCGGGTAGTACCCCCCCGCGAAATCGGGGAGATAGCCCTATTCCGAAGTCCCGGTTTGATAGCGCGCTTTCAGACGCCAAACCCAAGTACTACAAGGTACACGGTGAACTGCGTGAGTTCTTCCCCATCGGGGAACTGGCACGGTTGTTGCATCGCAAGGCTGTGACGATTAGGATGTGGGAGAGGAACGGATGGATACCACACGCCAACTACCGCACGCCTGCCCCCAAGGGCGAACAGATTCCCGGCGTCGAGCCCAAGGGCCGTCGCCTCTACAGTCGGGAGCAGGTCGAGTTTCTGCTCACCGCCGTCGAGAGGTTCAATCTCGACAACCAAAGAGAAGCCGATTGGAACGGCTTCAAGGAACACACCGTAGCCAACTGGCCGGTGTAACGAGAGAGATGAGAGAAGATTATGCCAATAGAATATGACGTTGCTGTTTCTGAGGAAGCCCCTCAGCAAGAAGTGCGAAAGATCATCCGGTCGGGATGGGGTGCTGTTGACACCTTGAAGCAGGAGGACGCCAACTATGCCGTCCGACTGAAGACCGGCAATGACCCCGTGCTCATCAAGTTCCTACAGGACGCCCCGTATGCCTCGTGGAGGCAACACTGGGTGAACCGCACAGGTCAGAAGTCCTTTGTCTGTCGGGAAGGTATGGACGACCGGGGCTGTCCACTGTGTGACGCAGGCAACCGCCCCCGTCCCCTGTTCGCTTTCAACGTGCTCCTTCTGGATCGTGGGGAGGAACCGGCGCTGCGCTCGTACGAGGCAGGCACCCGGGTCATCGCTACTCTTCGGAACTTCAACGAGGACGAGCGTCAGGGACCCCTGTCCAAGCACTACTGGGCAGTCAGTCGCAGTGGCACTGGTCCACAGACCCAGTACAACCATCTGCTCATCAAGGAGCGCGATCTCAGCGATGAGTGGGGGATCAGCCCGCTGACCGAAGAGGCTCTGGGTCAGGCGGAGTCCAAGGCGTATGACGCCGACATCATGCGTATTTCGTCTTACGAAGACATGGTTGCTCTGGTCAATGAAGACGTTGGAGCGATCTAAGAGCACGAGTGGGGGCCGGGGTCTTTTCCCCTCCTTTCGCCCCGGTCCCCACTTTATTTCGTCAATAGACGAGGTACGTGAACTAGTCGATGTAATAGTCGACTATGGGTCGTTTGCGTTTGACGTGGAGACAGTTGGGGTTCTGTCCCACCACCCTGATCTTTCTGAGCAGGTGGACGCACAGGTTGAGGCTCACATTCAGACGTTGTCTACTACCACTGACTCCGTGGTTGCCCGCGCACGGGAAGCCAAAGAACAGGCGATGACCAAAACCATCGCCTTGGACCCGAAGCGCAACGAGGTTATCTGGGTGGGGATTGCCACAAATGGCAGGTCTTGGGCCATTCCGGTGGGACACCCCTGCGGAGAAGTGGTATTGCCAGAGGAACGTGGTGATGGCTCTACCGTCCCACCAACTGGGCACCGTAAGATCCTGAAAAGCGGCGAAGAGTCCATGGCGAAGGCTAGGTACACCATCCCGGCCACGTTTACGGACCCTCCAAACCAGTTGTCACGAGCCGCAGTCTTTGAGGCGATTAAACCTATATTCTTTGACACCTCGTTAGTAAAGGTCGGGCACAACGTCAAGTTTGACGCTCGCACCATAGCGAAGTACTACGGGGAACTGCCTGTGGGTCCGTTTCACGACACCATGCTGCTCCAGCATGTGTTGGACGAGAACATTTCCTCGTTTCGACTAACTTCTTTGATTAGTCATAACTTTGGGGAACACAATCCCTACGCCAAGCACGGTAAGGTCGGTGCAGTTATTTCTACTACACCCTTTTCCGTCGCCTGCAAATACGTCCATCTAGACGCTCGCTGGACGTGGTTGCTGTACCAGAAGTTGCGTCGGGGACTAACCCCTGACTTTAAGCCAGTGTTCTCCCAAGACGTGGAGGTCTTGGAGGTACTGATGTCTATGGAAGACACAGGCATGAAAGTTGATGCTGGGGGACTCTCTTCGCTAGGTGAGGACCTTGACACCAAGATGCGGGACGTGCATTCCGAGATAATTGCGCTCACCTACCCCGGCTTCAACCCAGATTCTGTCAAAGACAAGCGCACATTTCTGTTTAGTGGTAAGCGTGAAGGCGGGCTGGGTCTCAAGCCCACCAAGTCCACAGAAAAGGGACAGGCATCTGTGGATCACGCCTCCTTGAAAGCCATGAGCAGCAAGCACCCGATCATTCCCCTGTTCCTTGATTGGGCAGAGTACAAGAAGATGAAGAGCACCTACGTTGATGGCCTTCTGGAGAAGATTAATAAAGGCCGTTTACACCCAAACTTCCACCTTCACCGTACAGCCACCGGCAGGCTGTCTTCATCCAACCCGAACCTCCAGAACGTCCCACGGGACACCAGCATTCGGGGACTGTTTGAGGCCGACGCCAATAGTTTGTTGGTCGTTGCCGACTATGACCAGATTGAACTTAGGATCATGGCGATGTTCAGTAGGGATGAGAACATGCTGACTATCTTTGCAGATGGCATTGACATTCACGCTGGTGCAGCGTCTCTACTCTTTGACAAGCCAGTGGGAGAAATCACGAGTGAGGAACGCCAACTAGGCAAGTCGGCTAACTTCCTCACGGCTTACGGTGGCGGTGCTGGCAAGTTGTCGTCCACTTCTGGAGTGACACTAGCCAAGGCTCGTGAAATCATAAACCAATACTATGAGCAGTTTAACGGCCTGTCACTGTGGAAGCACAAGGTCGTGATGAAGGCCAAGAAGGATGGGTTTGTAACTACCATCTCAGGCCGTCGCCGTCGCCTACCAGACATCAACTCCAACAATGACGAACTACGGTCTAGAGCGGAGAGGCAGGCGGTTAACGCAATAGTACAGGGCAGTGCCTCTGACATCTGTAAGAAGGCCATGATAAAGGCACAACCTCAGGTGGCTTCTTTCGGTGGAAAGGTGCTGGTACAGGTGCATGACGAATTGGTCGTGAACGTGCCAGACGATGATCGGGTAGACTATTACTCTGATATCATTCAAGAATCAATGGGGCACGGTAAGGATCTGAATGGGGTTCCCATAGTTGTAACAGCAAACTATGGACGAACATGGTCGGAGGCAAAGTGACCGAACAAGATACTACGGTGTCCCAGAGGAACTTCTACTTGATGCTGTCCCCTCCAGACGGTCAGAACATCGCTAATAACTTAGGGTTCTCCCCCTCGTCAGAGGACGTGTACGAAGAAGAGCAGAAGGACGTGCTCAGGAGTTGGGCCATCCTCACTCAGGCGGGTATTGTGGACTCAATGTCCGACGCAGCAGACTGGATGGCTGACGTTATGGTCAACGACAACATGCTGCCTCCCGGGGATGAGGGTGAAGACATGGATGACATGGAAATGGTTAATGTGGGCTTCGACATGGACAACCCAGAAAGTGAGAACTTCATGTCATTCCATAGCATCCCGTACGGGGAACTTCGTAAGATGCACCAACAGATCAAGGACTCCACCTACAACACCGTTCTGGGTTGCTTGGTGTCTGCTGTGTCCAAGTTGTTGGACGAGGAACTGATAGAGTTAACAACTGTCTGAGAACAAGG